TTGTTCCTTGACTTTGTTCTAAAGATCAGCACATAATTCCCCATTATACGCGCGTATAATGGGGAATTATGTGCTGATCTTTAGAACAAAGTCAAGGAACAAATTTTAGCGTTCCGATATTGTGTTTTTGTTTATTATCCGTTATTGTGTTCTGTTAGTTTGTGACTAAGTTAACGCGTTATTAGTTATCTTATTCTCAAATTGTGTTACGATAATCCGAGCGGATAATCAGGAGAGGAAAGATGAGCAAAGTAAAAATCGGTGAATTAATAAACTCACTTGTTAGCGATGTTGAGTCAATAGATAACTCTGACCGTCCTCAAGGGGAAAAAACAAAAAAAATAAAAGCTGTTGCATTAAAATTTAAAAATGCATTATTTAATGACAAGCGAAAGTTTAGGGGGAAAGGATTAGAAAAAAGAATTACAGCCAACACATTCAATGCCTATATGAGCAGGGCCAGAAAACGGTTTGATGATAAACTTCATCATAGCTTTGAAAAAAATATACATCGCCTATCTGAAAAGTATCCTTTATATAATGAGGAGCTATTATCATGGCTTTCTCTACCTGCTGCCGATATTCGCCAGAGAATGTCAGCTTTACAGGCAAAATTAAAATTAATTCTCCCTTTATCAGAAGATTTATCTAATATCAGAATTGGTGATAACAAAAGTCATAATAAGTTATTAAAATTATCAAATAAATATAAAGAGTGGCAATTCGCCATTTCTGATTTAACTAGCGATAACTGGAAAGATAAGCGCGATTATTTATATAAATTACTACAGCAAGGATCTGCCTTACTTGAGGAGTTGAATCAGCTAAAAGTTAACCATGAGATTCTCTATCATCTTCAACTAAGCCCTGCCGAACGCGCATCTATCCAGCAACGATGGGCAGACGTTCTGCACAATAAGAAACGTAACGTGGTGGTCATTGATTACCCTAAATATATGCAAGCTATTTACGATATTATAAATAGCCCTGCTACATTAAATAATCTAAACACTCGTTCAGGTATGGCTCCTTTGGCATTTGCACTTGCTGCATTGTCAGGAAGACGAATGATTGAGATTATGTATCAAGGTACATTTACTGTTTCTGGTAAGTATACCGTTGATTTTTTAGGCCAAGCAAAAAAAAGAACTTCTGATGATATAACCAGAAAAATATATACATTATGCGAAGCAAAAACATTTGTTTATTTAATAAATGTACTTCGCTCATGCCCAGCAGCATCTGATTTTGATGATGTCGTTAAAGGTTATGGAGATAACGACACACGCTCTGAAAACGGACGGATTAATGCCATATTAGCAAAGGCTTTTAACCCGTGGGTTAAATCATTTTTCAAAGATGACCGCCGTGTTTATAAAGATAGTCGTGCTATTTATGCCCGTATTGCGTATGAAATGTTTTTCCGCGTAGATCCTCGTTGGAAAAACGTAGATGAGGATGTTTTCTTTATGGAAATTTTAGGCCATGACGATGAAAACACTCAATTACACTATAAGCAATTCAAGCTGGCCAACTTCTCAAAGACATGGAGGCCAAATACTGGAAACGAAAATACCAGGCTGGAAGCATTGCAGCAGCTTGATGACGAAATGCCAGGATTCGCCAGAGGAGATGCCGGAGTTCGTCTGCATAACACAGTTAAGCAGCTGGTAGAGCAGGACCCCTCTATAAAAATCACGAACAGCACTCTAAGAGCATTCAAATTTAGCCCTACAATGATTAGTCGATACCTAGAGTTTGCTGCTGATGCTCTGGGGCAATTTGTTGGCGAAAATGGACAATGGCAGCTGAAAATAGATTCTCCAGAAATCGTTATGCCTGACGAAGAAGAGCTGGAAGCAATACCTGAACAGACGGATGAATTATCAGAGGATGACGATCTGGATGACGACGAAATTGAGATAGAGGAAGAGGAAGAGGAAGAGGAAGAGGAAGAGGAAGAGAGCGTAGAAGAACAGCAACCGCCCGCGCCTTCTTCACCTGTATCTAAGCCGGTATTTAAGCCTGTGAGAAATATTGGTGATGGCTCATACGTTGTTGAGTTTCATTATAATGGCCAGAATTATGCTTGGTCCGGCAGTGCAAACAGCCCTATATCAGCAATGCAGTTAGCATGGCTGACATATTTCGGATAAAGCATACGGTAAAGGCACCGAATTATCGGTGCCTTGTTGTGTGGTCTACCTCGCCTGCCCCTTTTCGTCCTCATCCAACTTTCTGATGGCCGTAGAATCAATACCCGCCGCCATACACACATCAGATGCAACAAACCACGGTTCGCCGTTAATCATCACTACACGAACCTGATGCTCTTCCTGAAAGGAAAATACTGCTAACGCGCTCATTCAGCCTCCTTATCGTGCAGCAATTGCGACGAGAGCGATGCTGAATAACCCTGTGCTTCGTGTGTTAGCTCACACGCAATTTGAAGGAGTTTCCCTGCTTCTGAGAGATAAATCGACGCCTCACAACTGGAGATTGTCCGATGGGCTGATGATACGAGCGCATAGACCTGAGCCAGACGTTCATCCAACGATTCCAGCAGGCCAACAGTGTTCATTTTTACCTGATTCATGCAGCCACCTCGCGCACCGGAATACGGGCAGACAATACCAGGACAAACCGGCTGGCGAACTGGCGACGAGCTTCCCGTTCAGATGACGCGATGGTGGAAAGATGATGGATGTGTGACTTTTTGTCTGTGCGAACGATTGCCGCAAATTTGAATTTGAACATGGTATGCACTCCGTTTAATTGGTCGTGCTACCACCAGAGTTCCTACGCTCTATATGGCGGTAGCCCAGACGGGGGTAGGAATACCGGTAAACGAAGAAACCGGCCAGCTAAAAGCTGCCCCATCTGAGCCACCATAAATTTGGTGTACGCAGATTTTACACACAAAAAAACACGCTGGCGCGTGTTGTGCGCTTCATTTACTCGGGTTCCTACGCCCGGCTACGGGATTTACCGTAGCGGAGTAAACTTTACCGTCAAAACGACGCACACGTCAATAATTTGCAAAGACATTTTACCCCGTGACCAGTCACGGGGACAGGTGTTTTTATAGTTTGCTTGAACGAGTGATCAGAAGTTGATCGTTAATCAAAGGCCATTACTGATTAAGAGATTGGAAATACCTAACTAACTTACCGGCATCATCACATTTTTCTTTATCTTCGTCCTTAACATAGCCGCGACAAAAGGCTGAATAAAATTTTGCATTTTCAGAAGCAAAAGCAGCCGTCGAAAGGAGCAGCTCTTTGCATGACTCTTTTGATGCAGCATCGGGATTATTTTTACATGCAAGCTCCGCTGATGAGTTAATAACAGAAATGCTATCTTCCTGGGCATAAACTGCAGCAGAAAAGGCAAAACATAAAACAAAAATAAAACTCTTCACTTTATCTCCTGTAACAGTCATCACAATTCAATCAACTTTTTTAGCATCAGCCATACGATTCAACCAGGAATCAACAATCGGTTGCTCATCTACAGAATGTTTACCAGGTATAACTCGCCAGCTATCTTGCGAAAATCTGCCGTACTTATGCGGGAATAGGCCTTTCTTTATCTCCCGCCATGTACTAGGAAAACCATCCACAAAAGTACCAATTAACAGGAGAGGGACAAAAATCAGAGCTACAAACCATCGTGCAAGAAAGTGTTCAACAACAACATTTTCACCGTTGTAGTAATACGCATACGCATCCAATATGCGAATTTTCCTTACCTTAAAAATAGCCTTATGCTGAGAACGACTTAACTTGATACGAATGTATCCCTTATCCAAAGGGGATTCGTATTTGTATGATTGAACAGCCATTTTTAACCCCACTCACCATCAGCAAACAAAGCGTTATACTCTGACAATGGTAGACGGTTGCCCTCGATGTAGAGATTCAGTTCATACTTCGTCTCCGGGTTTTCCTTGTCGGCTAGTTCCCAACGCTCAGCAGCCTTACGCGCCAATAATTCCACTGCTTTCAGATAATCCTCCGTACGGAACCAGCCAAAGATAAGGCCACGATCTGTTACAGCCCAGGCGACCTTTTTTTCTTCCTCCTGGATAGCCCTAATGCGTCGTTCGCATTCATCCCGGCAGAACTGCAGCTGACGGTAATCAAGTTTGTCCAAAAATGCAGTAGTAGACATATTTTTACTCCCTGTTCACCGAAAATTCACGATAGAAACGTTTCCACATACGATAAGTCTGCGCAAATTGTTCACCACGAAACATCGCCTTCCTGGCCTTCATGTTTTCCTTGTGAGACTTTCGGTCTATGAACCAAAACCATAGATGGAACACACAAAGCAAGAGACACAAAGATAATATCCAATCATTACCCATAGAAAGCGCCCTGCTCTTCGTAGCTGCATGAGCTATTCCCCGTAATGTATTCACGTAACCGCCGCAGCTCATTGCTGGAAAGGTGATCCATGAACTCTGTGAGGTACAGGGATGCAAACGTCATAGCTATGCTGGCTGATGACCATGATGACATGGTGGCCAACTCCTCACTGGAAAGCGCACTCATCGCCCAGGACTCAGGTACAGCCACTGGCAACACGGCCAAAGCCTCAGAAATTACTGAATGAGGGGCGTTTTGAACCTGCTCGTTTGTGGATCGCGTTTTATCATCCATATATATATTGAGATCCAAATCGCGATCCATTTCGATGGCGGTCTTCTCGGCTTTACGCGTTTTCAGGGTTAGGCCATCTTTCTGACGCTGAGCAAGAATATCCAGCATAAATGCCGCTGATTCAGGCTCAACAAAACGCAAGGTTGGACGCTTATCGCCGTCTCTGCCGCGACGTTTACCTGTTTTAAGGCCAAGAGAGTCGCAAATGTTTTTAAACAACGCTTCCGGCACTTTAGGCTTCCCTTTTGGCGTCATAAAACCACCAATGTGCAGAACGTTATTCAACAGGTCACGGCGTTCGGCTGTCATGAGGTTATCTCGAGCAAATTTGAGACGCTCCTGAGTCGCCTCGCCGGTCATAGTCTCAGGGTTGATACCGCAGTCGATAAAGTACTGCCGGAGAGTTGCTGATTTAAGCGCATAGAAACCGCGCGCCCCGACTTCAACAGTAGGAGTAGCTTTTACCTTGTAGTCGATTATTCCAGGGAATTTAGTTTTAAAGACATCATCAGCCTGCTCGCGAGTCATTGCGGTCACTACAAAATATTGCCACTGTCCCGCCTGACGGTATGCGTAGGTAAAATTGATGGCTGCTTCTTCCCGGTCGTAACGACGAGCTGTTACCTCATCTAAAAGCATTGTTTCATAGCGGCGAACTTTGTCTCGAGCACCATCGAAATAGAATTTCAGCGTGCCTTCTTCAACCGGTAGTTTCAGTTCGTTCTCAATATCCCAGCGGACAAGTTTTGCCTGTTCTTCAAGCGTTAGCGCGCGTTTTTTTAGCAGTTCTTCACGCTCTGATTCTTGTGGAGTTTCTGTATTGAGATGCAGATCCAGTGTCTGTTCCCACACAATATCCCGCGCTTCTTTACGCAGATCTTTACCGATATCATTTGCAGCATAATCGGTGGCCAGCGGCGATATCTTATAACCGTCGCTGTGCATGATGCAGATCATGTTGCTGGCGTAGTCGTTACGTGCAGACGCTTCAATTGCGGCTGCTTTAATTTTCATCCTGGTAAAGTCGGTATTGGCCACCCCCATTGATATACGGTCGCCATCGAAAACGACATCCGTCAGTTCACCGTTCATACCTGCAGTAGCAAGCAATGCCTGGGCGAATGCTCGTTCTATTTTTTGCGGGTCAGTTTCACGTTTTGCACGAGCTTTATCAAAGCCGATAATAAATTCTTTTGCTGTACGGTCGCGGCGTAGCATTTGCACTGCGTCGCTGGGTACAACTTCACCACAGAACATGCCGAAATGACGGTCAAAATGTTTTTGCTCAATCGACACGCCGGATGAAATAGACGGGCTATAAATCAGGCCGTCGTATTTTTTGACCATCTTTTTCGGTTGATTGGTAAATGCTTCAACTTCTGGCTCTGGTTTGTTTTTCTGGTTTACACACAGAAATTTCTTACCAGGAAAATGCATTCTCAGGGTGGCTGTCACATCTTCTGCAAAGGTGGAGCTGTCGGTGGCCAACATGATTTTTTCGCCATCCGATACAGCTTTCACCACCTCGGTCATGATGCGATCTTTTTCTGTATAAAAAACCCGGATTGGCTCACCTGTTTCGCGGTTGCGAACATCAACAGGTAATTCAATTACGTGGATCTGCAGCCATGCCGGTAAACCTAGTTCTTCACGGCGTTTCATAGCTAGTTCAGCCAGGTCAACCAGCAGATCGTTCGCATCAGCATCCACCATGATTGGGTGTTGTTCCGTTCTGGCCAGCGCGTCAATTAGCGTATTGAATACAGCCACCGGGTTTTCCATAGCCCGACCGGAAAGAACGGCACGTAGCCCTTGTGTGGCCTCGTCAAAGCCAAAATAGTCGTGCTGGCGCATCAACGGTTGCCAGCAGTTTTTAACAATCGAGTTTATGCAGATGGTCAGTTTACTGGCGTATGGAGCCATTTCCTGATAGCCAGGATCCTGATAGTGCAGGATATCGGCTTTTACACCTTTTCCTTCTGTCATCATTTCCCACAGGCCACCAATAAGGGAGACACGGTGAGCAACAGAGATACCACGTTCTGAGCTATGCATTAACGGTCGTAACAATCCAGTAGATTTGCCGGAACCCATACCAGCACGGACGATGACTATCCCCTGTAGTGATTGCACGTACTTCAGGACATCATCGGTCATTACCGAAGTTTCAAAACGCTTATAGGTGATATGTTGAGGTCGTTTATTGGGATCAGTTATGCGTTCGCTGAAAGAGCGCGGAGCCTGGGCAATACGGCACTTTTTATTCAGGCGACGGGCAATGTGGTCTTTTACCGTAGCACGATAGATATTTTCCAGTCCCATTTCACGCAGAACGATGCAGAACATGTTAAATAAATCTGACGGACTGTTAGGAACCGGACAGGTTAGCATGCCAATATCCACCGCTCTCAGCAGCTCTTTGGCAAAAGTACGACGGTTATCCCGCTTAATTGTCTTCAGGCGGTTGAGCGTCAGAGATAGCAAATCAGTACCGGTTTTCAGGCGGTTTGCTGTTGCAAATAGTTGACGTGCTGTTTCACGAAGTCCACGTAGTTTGTGCAGGTCGTTGAAGTCACTGCACTCCATTTGCGGATCGTCTTCAAAAGTTGGATAGACGCAGCGGACATCGTTGAATTTCGATAAGATTTCATAGCCAGTCCGCAGGCCGGTATTCCCTTTTCCTTCTGTGGCAGATTTCCGGTCATTATCCAGTGCGCAGGTGATTTTTGCCGCCGGGTACATGTTTACCAGTTGTTCCACAACATGAACCATGTTGTTAGCGGATACAGCGACAACCACAGCGTCAAAGCGTTTATCTTTTTTCGTGGCAAGCCAGATGGATGCACCAGTAGCAAAACCTTCTGTAACAGCGATGTTTTGCGCCCCTTTCAGCTCACCGATAACAAAGCAGGCACCGACGAAATCGCCGCTGGTTACTGCGCTGGTCTGGTATTTCCCACCTTGTTTGTCGATTCGCTGCCAACCCACAATACGACCATCATAACGACTGTCCAGGTGAGCCAGAGGGATAGCCATATATGTGGTTGGCCCCCGGCTCCATTTCGCACTGTCGTGACTGGTCACGCGACGCACATCACATGAACTAAAAACGTCACGAATACCTTTTTTAATCGCATATGGCCATGAGCCGTCTTCAGCCGGAGCATGTTCCCACGCGCTGTGGAATGCCAGCCATCCCAGCAAACGTTCATGGTCCATTTGGTTGTTTTTCAGGTCATTAATTCGTTTTTGTTCTTCACGGCGACGACGTGCTTCGGCCTGACGTTCTATTCTTTCCCGTTCTTCTTCCGGTTGTGCGACCACGGTCGCATTATTCCGTTGTTGCTCACGGCGATATTCAGAAAACAGGAAGGAGAAACCGCTCCATGAGCCAGCATCGCTGCCTTTATGGACGAAGTTAATGAACGGGTAATCAATCCCTTTGCTGTGTTCCAGCCTGGAGTAAATTTCTACGCGTCCTTTCAGGCTCTTTTCGAGAGCTTCTGGAGATGTTTTATTGTATGAAGAGTAACGCTCAACCCCCCCGCGAGGGTTGAGTTGGATGTTGTCGGAACAGGCAGGCCAGTTGATACCAGCCATCTGTGCCAGCTCGGTTAGTTCATCCCGTGCTGCTTCAATTAGCGAGAACGGATCGCTGCCAAAGCGATCCGCATAGAAATCGTTTAATGTCATTTTTTAGCCATTCCATGCGAATTATGTTTTTTCGGGTTGAAAAAATCCGCAGGAGCAGCCACAATAAACGCATCTTGAATTGACGGAATCCGTCGCGTTACTGTGGCTGCTTCCTGAAAAGGACCCGAGTTTGCCGACTCGGGTTTTTTTTCGTCTTTTTTCTGCTGCTGTAACCTGAGTCAACCCACAGAACATATGCCCTGCATTAAACCAGATTTACAGCAAACAATAAACCCCGTATTAAGTCATCTACCCTCAACCATGAATGATTTGATCGTTCCGACTATTTGGTGAACAAATTCAAGATCGCTTTTCCTGAAGATGGCGCGTTGTGAGTTTGTTCCATCCAGATAGTAATTTTCATCATCAAAACGGGCCAGGCGCTGGATAGTGATATTTCCTGCAGTATCACGAACCAGAACATCCTCGCCGGGGACCAGTTCCAGCGCAGAATCGACCAGGAGAAAATCGCCTGGCTGATAGTTTCCCTGCGTAAGATTGCTGATAGTTAACGCATACACAGTATTGCGCTGGCTGATGAATGGCAGGAATCGCTCAGTATTTGGAACCTGTCCCGGCTTCCACTCTTCATCCGGCCCACTTTCAGTTGTGCCAATAACAGGAATGCGATCAGGGTCATATTCTGTCCCATATAGCACCCAATGCACTGGCTTGCGTAAGCACTTAGCCAGGGCAATACCTATCTCCAGTGACGGCATTACGTCGCCACGTTCTAAGTTTTGGACGCCTGCTATAGAGATATCGACAGCCTCAGCAACTTCTCGCAACGTCAGCTTCATCTCTAAACGGCGTGCTTTCAGTCGTTCGCCTCGTGTTTTCATACTGTAATCATAAATGATCTTCTTATAGCTGGCTATAAAATTTATTTATTATAGCTGGCTTTAATTGTTGTTTATTGTTTATAATAACAACATGAAACCAGAAGAACTTATTCGCCATTTTGGCAGTGTAGAAAAAGCAGCGGCAGGGGTAGGTGTAACACCCGGAGCTGTTTACCAATGGTTAACCGCTGGAGAGATTCCTTCATTGCGGCAAAGCGATATTGAAGTTCGTACTGCTTATAAGCTGAAGAGTGACTTTACAACTCGGCGGGTAAAGCAGTCGATTAAGGAGAGTCGTAAGCGTGGAGCTTGAGTATATACGCAGCTGCGTCTCTACGGCATTGGCTGATGTTCATTATCGCCAGCGTGGCATTCTGGAGGTCCAGCTTGAGCAGATGCGTCTCGGTAGATCAGGACGGTTTAACAATAAACCAGTCCGGTCAATCAGTGTGGGGGATGATAACTCATACGAAGTGTCCGTTCCTGCTGAGCCGGTTAGATTCCACCAGGGGAAAACATTTAAACAATCATCAATGTTGCTCACTGATATTGATTTTCAGAGCGCCAGCTGGCGCAGGGCTATTGGTCAGTTGAATAACGAGGAATCAGCCTGGCTTTATTATTGCTACGGATGCAAGCCTGATTACAACAATGATGTGATTGTTTGTCAGTGGTTATGGCTTGATTTTCTGGTTGCTCATTCGGGGGGCGGCTTTAAAAAAATGAAGGCCTCCACGAAAAAAGCCATGCGGAAATTGATTTATTACGCGGCACAACAGGTTAAATCAGAACTTACGTGTGCTGAGGCAGTTGATGAGAGAGAACAGGACAGGCATCTGAGTTTTCTACTGAATATATCTATTGATAGCTGGAGACAAGATTATAAAGAACGCTGGCTTTTAATTAAGTCGCGATGTCTGAGCTTAAATCGAACTGCATTATTAAATGCGGCGGAGAAGCGCAGTGAAATCATCAAACGCCATCGGGCAGGAAGTGCCATTCTGTCTTTGTAAACAAGTTATGTTCAGGAAACCGTCGAAGCCAGAATTAAGGTATTCGGGGGTAAGAAATGAATATGTTATCTGGTGTCCAACTTGTGGTTACAGGACACGACCAGATAGTAATAAGCAGTCTGTAATTGCCGATTGGTATTTATCAAATCAGCCAGGTAATAAGCATATAGAAAATCTTTGGATTAAGCGTTACTTGGAAATCAGAGAGGGTGCGACCGTGGTCGCACAAGAAAATGAAAATAACGCCATTTAAGCAGGGGCCGATGACGCATGATGAAGCAGAGCGTCTTTCAGATACTTATCGGCGGCGTGGTAAGAAAGTTCTGGTTGTTCGTTCTGATTTTTTAGGTGATGGATATTGCGTTTATGTTCATTTACCTGAATCAGAAAGAACGCCAAAACCATCCAGAACATATCAACAGAAAATTTGGGTATAGATAAACGTTGAGGAGAATTATTCGTGACTAATCAGATTATTTACGACAGGAAACGGTCTGATGTAATGATTGACCTTGAAACAATGGGTACTAACACATGTGCTCCAATTGTTTCTATCGGGGCAGTGTTTTTTTCTCCAGAAAGTGAGGAATTAGGTCCTACTTTTTATGTGCCAGTGAATCTCAGAAGCTCGATGTTGAATGGTGGTATCGCCGATGGTGATACCATTTTATGGTGGTTGAAACAGAGCAAGGAAGCCAGAGCCGCTATTTGTACTAATGATGCCCTTGATATTAAGGATGCACTTTTTGAATTATCACACTTTATTACTTGCCATGCATGTAATTTAAAAAAATTGAAAGTATGGGGAAATGGAGCAACGTTCGATAATGTAATTTTACGCGGTGCTTATGAGCGCGTTGGCTTAGCCTGTCCGTGGGAATATTTTAATGATCAGGATGTTCGAACAATCGTTAATCTTGGTCAGTTTATTGGTTTTAATCCTAAAAAAGATATGCCATTTGATGGCGAACGACACAATGCCCTGGCTGATGCTATTCATCAGGCTAAATATGTATCCGCAATTTTCTCCCGTCTTGTAAAAGGGCAAGGAGAATCGTAATGGCAAAGGCTTTTACACCAGAACAGAGGGAAGAACTGAATAAACAAATTGTGGAACTCGTGCGCCTGAATGGACGAGGAACGGTTAGGCAACTTGCGGATGAAACTGGTATTAGCCGGTGTGCTGTTAGTCGTTTATCAAGAGAGCTTGCTGCCAGCGGTGATTTGTATATCTCTGGCTCCGGGATATTTCTGTCTGCACAAGCACGCAAGGACTGGCAAAACGCCCGTAAAAAACTATCAAGAGTAAAGCCGAAGAAATCGGTAGTGGTTGATCCAGACCTTATCTGGTCATTACCTGACGGAGAAATACGTCGTTACGACAGGCGCTTGAACATGATTTGTCACGATTGTCGGAAGAGCGAAGTTATGCAGCGTGTGTTGGCGTTTTATCAGGGAAATTTTCAGGAGGTGGCGTAGTGAATATCGACACCACGATAACGATCGATACGGCCCTAAATACCGGTCTGGCACTTCTCGGTTGGTTTTACATCATGTTCAGTGCGGGGAAGTGGGCGGCCTCTGTTTTTCTAAAGCAGTGGGGAAAGCGCCGCAAACAGGAAAAACGCCAGAAAGCGTTGGAGGCGTTCTATGACGCATTTGAACTTAGCCGCATTGAGCCAGGCACAACAGCCAAGATAGCGACAAAAGGCGACCTGATGATAGTGATGTTCCGACAGGAGAGAGCAGAGAAAGGTGAATCAGCATGAAATTTTCTAAATTTTCTGAGTTGGTGAATCGTATTTTGTTGAATCGTATTTTGTCCAACAACCACAGCCATCGTCGCGATATGGATGTAACAATCGTTGTTCATTCGCCTGGCAGCATTGGTTCAACACCTTCAGTTGAGGTTCAGTCAATTCACGCTGGTTTTGATTGGGATTCCGGGAAAGTGCTTATTTTCCCATCACAGCCACTGACCACGCTAACACCAGAACAGATTACTGATATCACTGATAGTGTGCGCAAAGGTCAGTCTTGGCACGCATATCAGGAATATAAAAATCATAAAGAGCAGTTGGAAAAATTGTCGATTGAGTTGGAATCAGCCAAAAATCACATAGCAGAACTGGAAGCCAAACCTGTAAGCCAAACTTACAAGTTAACTTTTGAGCAATGGCTGGAACAGCAGCATGACAAAATTGATGTTGATTGTGGATGTGTAAGTACTGAAATGCTTATGCACTGGATAAGGGTCGCGTATGAGGCTGGCAACTATCCGGTAACTCCGGATGGTTGGATAAGCTGTAGTGAGCGAATGCCTGAAAAGGGCCAGAACGTGCTTATTTCGGTGAATTTCGATAGCTCTCTGGTTGAACCGCTAATATGCTCCGCACGCTATACCGGAAGCACCTTTCGGCGCGGAGATGCAACGATTAAGCCGGGTAATGGTATTGAGCAAGCAACTCACTGGATGCCACTACCAGAACCGCCGCAGGAGTCGAAGAGTGAATAAAGCAGAGTTATTTCAGAAAATATCGGCTCTCGCGACTGAATGCCACGCTATAGCATCTGAGCTTGATGTTGGTGATGAACGAACCGAGATGTTCGAAATATACAGTGTGCTGCGCAATCTCTGTCGGCGTGGCTACGCCACTCAAGTAGGGCGAATGACTAACCCACTACTCTCATCCTGTGATGAGGATGACTCAGATGAGGATGACGAATGATGCATAAATCAGTAGCCGGTGAGTTTCAGAAGGAAGTCGATAATACTACCGTTCTATTGGACGATATTTTAAGCATTCTCGCGCTGCTTGAGGCTGGCGATTGGTCAGAACATTGCACTAAAACAGAGCTAGGCGGTCGGCTTGAAAGAGAGATTACACGACTTATTGGTGATGCGCAGGAAGCCACTGTCACTGGCTATGAGTTAATCGCTGAAGCTTGGCGTTTGATGGATGGACAAGACCCTAAAACCAGCGATTGGCATAGCAAGGCTTCGAAGTATTTAAATTCCAATATTGTAGAAAAAGTTGATGATGACCGTATTGAGGCCGTTAAGGCTGTGTTGCGTAGACTGGCTGGCAACTCTCCGGTAACTCCGGATGGTCATATTCAGTTTTCTGTTTCACTTCCTGCAGCGTTTGGTGGAGATAAATATTTTATTGATGGTGTATTTCAACCTTTGAGATATGAGCGTGACTGTGAAAGGGCGGTTGTGGCCGCTGGCGGTGTAGTTAATTGGGTTAAGTAATTTTCAGGAGGATTTATGGCGCTGACACCGGCAGAACGGCAAAGGAGACGCAGGGAACGGTTGAAGAAGGAAGGCACATCAAGACGGGACTGGATTCTAGAACCTGACGAGTTACGTATGTTGGGGGAAATTTGTGTATTGCGTAGACCAGGGCGAGTTCCATATTCGGAGAACGAAGTCATTGGTTTGCTGATCAGGAAAAACTATAAGGAGCTGCAGAAGCAGCTATCTACTACTTGCCCGCGATGTGGTCAAAAAATGCCTGTTTCAGAATGCATTTTTGATGGCGAAGGGTCATGCCACCTTACAACCACGAGGCTGAAACTTGCGCTCAAAGCGTGACTGGTCACGGAGGGATAAATGGATAAAAAGGCATTGCTTTTTGAAATGATACGAAAACGGAGCGAAAAGAGCTTTTCTGATGGTGGTGATGGTTTTGTTTTCGCTTCGATGCTTTCTTTTGATGTTGGGTTAAATAGCAGAATTGTTAAAAGGATGCTTGATTCTGCTGTCCGTACTGGACTTCTTGAGAAAGTTGATCGTGGCATAGGGAGAGAGCATAAGTATCGGGTCACACAGCAGTTTACGCAGTTAATTCATTGAAAATTGACCGTAAAGTTTGAGTTTTACCCTGTAATTTTATACAGTATAAATAACCTTTTTTAGTTAAATGGTATGAGATTTAATGTCTGAAGCAGCCGTATCAACTCTTGAACAACTCGATTCAAATTTAAGAGATATTGACGCCGTTCTGGATCTGGTTAGCGTCACCCTGGCTTCTCCAGAAGCCAGCCTACATATTGGTGAGGTTTCACGACTCATCAACATGTCGCGAGAGATTGCCCAGCATTGTCAGCAAACTATCGCTGTTGAGCGTTCACATCATTGATGCACACCCCGCCCTTCTGGACGGGGTAGTAAAAGAGTCTAATTAATAAACAGCGCGAATATCGATGGTTGCGCCGCAGGCATGAGCATATTTAGCCAAAGTTTTCATACTTGCCCCTAAAGGATTGCTTTCCAGGCGGCTGATGGCTGACGGTCGCAACCCCATTCGTTCAGCCAGAGCTGATTTCGTTAAACCTGCTCTTTCCCTCATTTCGTATAACATTTCGACCATCTCCAGCTCTTTGTCGGCCTCTTCATATCCTTTGACGGCTTCTGGAGTGTTGAGGAGTTTTTCTTTTACTTCGTTAAACGGGATGCCTTTCGCTTTCATCAGTTCATCTCCTTCAGGCGAGTTCTGGCGATTTCGATAGCCTTCACCGGTGTTTTCTGTGTCTTTTTTACAAATGCATGCAATAGATAAATTTCGTTACCAGTCGCGTAGGCGTACAGCGTTCTTGCGATGTTTTTATCCCCTACTCGTAGTTCAAAAAGCCCTCCACCTATTACACGGCTATGGGGCATCTTCAGTTTGTTGCCTTCTTTCTCCAGTCGCTCAATTAATCTGGTCATGCGACCTCGCAAATCATCTGGTAGTTCAAGCAGTTCATCCAGTGCTGCAGGGTGGGTTATCACGTTAAACATATTATAGCCTCCATATCCATAAAATACACCAAAACAAGAAAACAACGCAAATCAAAAATTTCACTAAAAAGCGAAAAATAACACTGGATGTGTTCGTTTGGCAGAGTTACAGTTCGTGTCATTGAGGGGTAATAACCCACTAACTATATGAATTTGGAGGATATTATGAATTATCAAGGTAACGAAAAAATGCGCGACGACGTTGCGGAGATAGCTAACGAACTGTATGAGTTGTGGCAGAAGGTTGAACGTTTCGAAAAGGAATATGGTTTCAACAGTACCAACCTAACAGACCGACTGGCTGGTCGCTTAGTTGGGACTATGGGGCCAAAACTGGCTGAGTTGAACCGCTTTATGGCTGATGTTGATTTCCAGTTTCAAGATTGATTAGAGAGGCGTTATGAATATTAATGAAATTCGTGGAAATATGACTGAAGCGGCCCTGAGTGTGGAATGTGTTATGCGTGGATACCCACGCATTTCCCTGAAAGAGTTAAGCGAAGCCTGTTTTTTGAGTCAAGCTGCCGTTGAATTTATCATCGAACAGATGATCTGTTTTGGGGTTGCAAAGCGTAGCGGATCTGGTCGATATTCTTTGACCGATGAATATAAGCAGGCAACTTTCTAAAAGCTGTGCGACCACGGTCGCACAGCACAAAAACGAAAAAGCTTGGCAAAATGACGGTTTTTAGTTATTGTTTTGTTAAGTTGGGTTTTTTGTACCCAACAGCCAACAAGCCGCCTTTATGGCGGTTTTTTTGTGCCTGAAAAGTGGGCGCAGGACAAGTTGCAGCTTGTCCTGCGGTCAACCCATGCCAGAGCTATAGGCTGAACCTAAAGCCCACCCGCGATGCGCATCGCCGGGTTAGCTTACCCAGGCAAAAAAATAATAGCTATGTTCAAAACCACTAATATTCATGGCGCACAACTCGTTTGCGCAGATTCTCTGCAATTTATCAAAACCATCCCTGATAACTCGGTCAATTTGATTGCAACAGACCCACCATACTTCGGCGTAAAGGCTAACGCATGGGATAACCAGTGGGATAGCGATGCTGACTTTTTGGGGTGGATTGACGAATTTTTGGCAGAATTTTGGCGGATATTGGCCCCTAATGGCAGCCTGTATATGTTTACCGGCTCTCGCCTTGCGTCAAAAATTGAATTATTAACTCGCGACCGTTTCAATGTTCTGAACCATATCATTTGGGCTAAACCCAGTGGTATGTGGCGCGGTTGTCATAAAGAAAGTTTAAGGGCTTATTTTCCTGCTACTGAAAGAATATTATTTGCAGAGCATTACGGCGCGTCAGGTTATGCTAAAGGTCAGTCAGGTTATGCTTCAAAATGTGCAGATTTAAGAAAAAATATTTTTTCTCCACTAATTGATGCTTTTTCGCTGGCTCGCCGTCAGTTAGATATATCAGCCGCAGACATTAATTCAGCGACAGGAAAGCAGATGTGTTCACACTGGTTTTCTTATTCGCAGTGGCGGCTTCCATCATTAATTGATTTTAATAAACTATGCGAATTATTTCGCAGGAAGGCAGATTCACTCGGTGTCCCGTGTCCATATCCTTTTAATTTTGATTATTCAGAACATGAAAAGCGTTATAGCGATCTGAAATTGCATTATGAGGAAGTAAAGAAGCAGTATGATGATTTGAAGGCTCAGTATGAAAATTTACGCCGTCCATTTCATGTTACTGCTGATGTACCTTATACCGATGTATGGGAGTTTCCTCCTGTGCAATATTATCCTGGCAAGCACCCATGTGAAAAACCTGCAGCGATGATGGAACATATTATAAAGAGTAGTTCACGCCCCGGAGATATCGTTGCCGATTTCTTTATGGGATCAGGCTCAACTATTAAAGCTGCGCTGAAGTTAGGACGTCAGGCAATAGGTATTGAGATTGAGGGCGAACGTTATCTTCAGACAGTTGATGAAGTGAAAAAGTTATTTGAGTAACTGGAGAATATATTCCCCTGCCGTTTTTGGTAGGGGTTATTTTCGCCATATAGTTTCCAAGCCGAAACCTCAGCAACTATTGCGAGGTAAGAGATATGAAGATGGATGAACGATACAGCAGTGCATCTTATGGTAGCGCTGGTCTTGCTGCGTTCTTTGCCAGCCTGTCATTGCAGGATTGGGGCTTCATTATCGGTGTCGCGTTCAGCATTATCCTCGGTGTGCTTACATACCGGCTCAATAAACGCGAGCAGATGAAGCGCACGAAGATATTGCAGGACATATTGGATAAAACTAATACCAATAATCTTTCTGCTACAGCGATGGTTATTGGAGAGCTGGGGAAGAGAGCACCGAAGGAAATATGATGCAGTCATCATTACGCAAAGCTGTCACAGCTGCTATTGGTGGCGGGGCTATTGCCATAGCGTCTATGCTCATCACTGGCCCAAGTGGTAACGATGGTCTGGAAGGTGTCAGTTACATACCATACAAAGATATTGTTGGCGTATGGACTGTATGTTATGGACACACTGGAAAAGACATCATGCTAGGTAAAACGTATACCGAAGCAGAATGCAAAGCTCTCCTGAATAAAGACCTTGCCACTGTCGCCAGACAAATTAACCCGTACATCAAAGTCGATATACCGGAAACAACGCGCGGCGCTCTTTACTCGTTCGTTTACAACGTGGGTGCTGGTAATTTCAGAACATCGACGCTTCTTCGCAAAATAAACCAGGGCGATATCAAAGGCGCATGTGATCAGCTACGTCGCTGGATATCTGCTGGCGGTAAGCAATGGAAAGGCCTGATGACTCGTCGTGAGATTGAGCGTGAAGTCTGTTTGTGGGGTCAACAATGAGCAGGGTAACCGCGATTATCTCCGCTCTGGTTATTTGCATCATCGTCTGCCTGTCGTGGGCTGTTAATCATTACCGTGATAACGCCATCGCCTACAAAGAGCAGCGCGATAAAGCCACATCCACAATCGCTGATATGCAGAAGCGTCAACGTGACGTAGCGGAACTCGATGCCAGATATACAAAGGAGCTTGCTGATGCTAACGCGACTATCGAAAGCCTCCGTGCTGATGTTTCTGCTGGGCGTAAGCGCCTGCAAGTCGCCGCCACCTGTGCAAAGTCAACGACCGGAGCCAGCGGCATGGGCAATGGAGAAAGCCCAAGACTTACAGCAGATGCTGAACTCAATTATTACCGTCTCCGAAGTGGGATCGACAGGATAACTGCGCAGGTTAACTACTTGCAGGAATACATCAAGACGCAATGCCTGAATTAATACCTCTGTATCAAAAACGAGCTCAATTTGTTGGATAGTGAATGAAAATTTATATTGCCGGGCCAATGACGGGATATGAGAACTTTAATCGTGACGCCTTTAATAAAGAGGCAGATCGTTTGTCACGACATGGTCACTCTGTCTTGAATCCAGCCACTTTGCCTAATGGTCTGACACAACGTGAATACATGGATATTTGCTTTGCAATGCTTCGTTGTGCTGATGCTATTTTGATGCTTCCTGGCTGGAAAGCGTCTGCTGGAGCAACTGCTGAGTATCATTACGCATACAAGATGGAGATGCCGGTATTCACTACGCTGAATTACCCGCCAGCTTGTTCCTCTGTAGCATAAAAATCTCTTTGTTTCTCGTTTGCGACCGTGGTCGCACATTAAATACCGCGCTGCATCGTCGCCGTATTTCCGCATTAACCATGACCGTAGCCCGACGGGGAACTCCTCTGCGCGAGTGTGCGGAAATAATCAAAAACGATGCACACCGGGTTTTTACCGCGCTAATGATTCGCGGGTTTGTCCCTCATGCTCGCCAGTCCTGTGCGAGGGTGGAAGAAACAGGGCATGTATTCAGGAGCGTGCGACCGTGGTCGCACGGTATCTTTGTCAGGAGGTTTTGATGAAAGAGTTGCAAAAAATTAATTCAATAATGGAAAGGTTAAGTGCTCTTGAGCGTAAGCTGGACGATTGTGGAAAGCTGTGTGTTGAAAAGCAAAATGAGCTTTACCGGGAATTTTTTACAATCGTAAGTGAGCTGATGCCAATTGTTAATAACTGCCTGATGACATCCAGATTTTTTAATGTCGATGCTACTACATCCAGAAAATTTTCTGTGAAAATTCAAGAAAGAGTTTCTGGTAGTGTGACAAGAGAGATGGCTGAACAGTTGGTGGCAATGAGCAATAAAACAAAAAGAAAAAAGGCATTGCTTGTAACAGCAAATCAGCTTTCAGGGCGCGTTGACTTTCAGGTCAGACAGGGTGGGCGTGTACTGGTAAATGATGCGTTCGTTGGACGTAGCTTTAGTCCTTACTCGATGGAATATGATGTTGATGCAGATGATCAGGATATCAGCATTTCCTGGAAATCTGAGACAGCAGGGATTGTATTAACAGCAGAGTTGTTGAGTGATGATAAAAATGATGTCCAGCATCATTTGGACGAAAAGAATCATATTTCTGAAATTTGTATGAAGCCATGCAGCGGAATGACTTTATTGTCACGCACTCTTGCTGCTGGCTTTTCTGCACCGGAAAAACGTGTGCTTCTGGTAGTGCCTGAAGATGCAGATATTCGACCACTGAATGGCTGTGATGTTATTAGTGCAAAAACATTGCATACCCGCGTCATTCCTGTACCGGATGTGGTCATTATTGATGATGTTGAGAAATGCAAGTCTGTTTCCTCAACTGCCACAATCAAGCGAATTTTACGTTGTAGCACGTCGGCTGTTGTATTCCGGAAGCAGTTACATAACTAACCAGTTTTGTTTTGCAGAACATCCTCAACTAAAAGCTTATAGAAAGAGAGCCTGAGATATTTTTTCTGTCTCTCGTAGTTGTTTATTTTTTTTCGAACAGGCTTACAACTTACAGGATATAAACATGCAAGAAGAAGCAAATAAAATTCTTGTTGATTTATTGAAGAAGGCCAGCGATGGAATTGATTCCGCCATTGCATTCAGTCAGGCACAGATTCCGGATGTTGTTCATCAGTTGCTGGTATGGAATATGGTTGATAGCCTGATTAAAACATTAATAGCAATTTCAACAATTCCGCTGGTTATTTGGTTTATGAAGAAACAGTACCAAAAAGTTGAAATTGGTAAGTTCGATAATGAAGGATGGTCATGGGAAGAAGGGAAGCCTAAATACAAACCGACTATGATTTGGGAAAGTAACGGTGAGATTAGTTTTCTTATCTTACCATTAGCAGCAGTTTTTGTTCTGTGGGTAAGTTTTATTATTGCTGTAGTAACCAATATGACATGGTTAAAAATCTGGTTGGCACCTAAGTTATATCTAATCGAATACGCAGCATCACTAATTAAATAGTCCATTACAAAAGCCATTCGCTACTGAGTGGCTTTGATAATGGCTTATACCCTACACGGGATAACTTAACTGATATCCCTTTTAACGGATAAATGTATTCAAGCCTGACACATCATGCGCTGTATCGTCGCTGTATTCCCGCATTAACCATGACCGTAGCCCGACGGGGAACTCCTTCTGCGCGAGTGTGCGGGAATAATCAAAAACGATGCACACCGGGTTTTTACCGCGTTTATGGTGCGCGGTTTTGTCCCTCATAGTCGCCCGTCCGGTGCGATGGTGGAAGAAGCCGGATATTAATGCAAGTGATAATTATTCTCATCTTTGCGGGTCCTTTCCGGCGATCCGGCCTGTTACGGGGCGGAAGGCGCGCGGGTTTTCGCTATTTATGAAAATTTTCCGGTTTAAGGCGTTTCCGTTCTTCTTCGCCGTAACTTCATGTTTTTATTTAAAACACCCCCTGAAAAGAAAGGAAACGACAGATGCTGAAAACGGGCTTTTTGGCCTCTGTCGTTTCCTTTCTCTGTTTTTGTCCGTGGAATGAACAATGGAAGTCAACAAAAAGCAGCTGGCTGATATTTTCGGTGCGAGTATCCGTACCATTCAGAACTGGCAGGAACAGGGAATGCCCGTTCTGCGAGGCGGTGGCAAGGGTAATGAGGTGCTTTATGACTCTGCCGCCGTCATAAAATGGTATGCCGAAAGGGATGCTGAAATTGAGAACGAAAAGCTGCGCCGGGAGGTTGAAGAACTGCGGCTGGCCAGCGAGGCAGATCTTCACCCAGGAACACTTGAATTTGAGCGCCATCGCCTGACTCGTGCTCAGGCGACGGCGCAGGAACTGAAAAATGCCAAAGAATCGGCTGAAGTGGTGGAAACCGCATTCTGTACTTTCGTGCTGTCGCGTATAGCAAGGGAAATATCCAGTATTCTCGACGGTATTCCTCTGTCGGTGCAGCGACGTTTTCCTGAGCTGGATAACCGGCATATTGATTTCCTGAAACGGGATATCATCAAAGCCATGAACAAAGCAGCCGCGCTGGATGAACTGATACCGGGGTTGCTGAGTGAATATATCGAACAGTCAGGTTGACAGGCTGCGGCATTTTGTCCGCGCCGGGCTTCGCTCACTGTTCAGGCCGGAGCCACAGACCGCCGTTGAATGGGCGGATGCTAATTACTATCTCCCGAAAGAATCCGCATACCAGGAAGGGCGCTGGGAAACACTGCCCTTTCAGCGGGCCATCATGAATGCGATGGGCAGCGACTACATCCGTGAGGTGAATGTGGTGAAGTCTGCCCGTGTCGGTTATTCCAAAATGCTGCTGGGTGTTTATGCCTACTTCATAGAGCATAAACAGCGTAACACCCTTATCTGGTTGCCGACGGATGGTGATGCCGAGAACTTCATGAAAACCCACGTCGAGCCGACCATCCGTGATATTCCATCGCTGCTGGCGCTGGCTCCGTGGTATGGCAAAAAGCACCGGGATAACACGCTCACCATGAAGCGTTTCACCAATGGTCGTGGCTTCTGGTGCCTGGGCGGTAAAGCGGCAAAAAACTACCGTGAAAAGTCGGTGGATGTGGCGGGTTATGATGAACTTGCTGCCTTTGATGATGATATTGAACAGGAAGGCTCCCCGACGTTCCTGGGCGACAAGCGTATTGAAGGCTCGGTCTGGCCAAAGTCCATCCGTGGCTCGACGCCTAAAGTGAGAGGCACCTGCCAGATTGAGCGTGCTGCCAGTGAATCCCCGCATTTTATGCGTTTTCATGTTGCCTGCCCGCACTGCGGGGAGGAGCAGTATCTTAAATTTGGCGACAAAGAGACGCCGTTTGGCCTCAAATGGTCGCCGGATGACCCCTCCAGCGTGTTTTATCTCTGCGAGCATAATGCCTGCGTCATCCGCCAGCAGGAGCTGGACTTTACTGATGCCCGTTATATCTGCGAAAAGACCGGGATCTGGACCCGTGATGGCATTCTCTGGTTTTCGTCATCCGGTGAAGAGATTGAGCCGCCGGACAGTGTGACCTTTCACATCTGGACAGCGTACAGCCCGTTCACCACCTGGGTGCAGATTGTCAAAGACTGGATGAAAACGAAAGGGGATACGGGAAAACGTAAAACCTTCGTGAACACCACGCTCGGTGAGACGTGGGAGGCGAAAATCGGCGAACGTCCGGATGCTGAAGTGATGGCAGAACGGAAAGAGCATTATTCAGCGCCCGTTCCTGACCGTGTGGCTTACCTGACCGCCGGTATCGACTCCCAGCTGGACCGCTACGAAATGCGCGTATGGGGATGGGGGCCGGGTGAGGAAAGCTGGCTGATTGACCGGCAGATTATTATGGGCCGCCACGACGACGAGCAGACGCTACTGCGTGTGGATGAGGCCATCAATAAAACCTACACCCGCCGGAATGGTGCAGAAATGTCGGTATCCCGTATCTGCTGGGATACTGGCGGGATTGACCCGACCATTGTGTATGAACGCTCGAAAAAACATGGGCTGTTCAGGGTGATCCCCATTAAAGGGGCATCCGTATACGGAAAGCCGGTGGCCAGCATGCCACGTAAGCGAAACAAAAACGGGGTTTACCTTACCGAAATCGGTACGGATACCGCGAAAGAGCAGATTTATAACCGCTTCACACTGACGCCGGAAGGGGATGAACCGCTTCCCGGTGCCGTTCACTTCCCGAATAACCCGGATATTTTTGATCTGACCGAAGCGCAGCAGCTGACTGCTGAAGAGCAGGTCGAAAAATGGGTGGATGGCAGAAAAAAAATACTGTGGGACAGCAAAAAGCGACGCAATGAGGCGCTCGACTGCTTCGTTTATGCGCTGGCGGCGCTGCGCATCAGTATTTCCCGCTGGCAGCTGGATCTCAGTGCACTGCTGGCGAGCCTGCAGGAAGAGGAGGGTGCAGCAACCAACAAGAAAACACTGGCAGATTACGCCCGTGCCTTATCCGGAGAGGATGAATGACGCGACAGGAAGAACTTGCCGCTGCCCGTGCGGCACTGCATGACCTGATGACAGGTAAACGGGTGGCAACGGTACAGAAAGACGGACGGCGAGTGGAGTTTACGGCCACTTCCGTGTCTGACCTGAAAAAATACATTGCGGAGCTGGAAGTGCAGACCGGCATGACACAGCGACGCAGGGGACCTGCAGGATTTTATGTATGAAAACGTCCACCATTCCCACCCTTCTGGGGCCGGACGGCATGACATCGCTGCGTGAATATGCCGGTTATCACGGCGGTGGCAGCGGATTTGGTGGGCAGTTGCGGGCGTGGAACCCACCGGGTGAAAGTGTGGATGCAGCCCTGCTGCCCAACTTTACCCGTGGCAATGCCCGCGCAGACGATCTGGTACGCAATAACGGCTATGCCGCCAACGCCATCCAGTTGCATCAGGATCATATCGTCGGGTCTTTTTTCCGGCTCAGTCATCGCCCAAGCTGGCGCTATCTGGGCATCGGGGAGGAAGAAGCCCGTGCCTTTTCCCGCGAGGTTGAAGCGGCATGGAAAGAGTTTGCCGAGGATGACTGCTGCTGCATTGACGTTGAGCGAAAACGCACGTTTACCATGATGATTCGGGAAGGTGTGGCCATGCACGCCTTTAACGGTGAACTGTTCGTTCAGGCCACCTGGGATACCAGTCCGTCGCGGCTTTTCCGGACACAGTTCCGGATGGTCAGCCCGAAGCGCATCAGCAACCCGAACAATACCGGCGACAGCCGGAACTGCCGTGCCGGTGTGCAGCTTAATGACAGCGGTGCGGCGCTGGGATATTACGTCAGCGAGGACGGCTATCCTGGCTGGATGCCGCAGAAATGGACATGGATACCCCGTGAGTTACCCGGCGGTCGTGCCTCGTTCATTCACGTCTTTGAACCCGTGGAGGACGGGCAGACCCGCGGTGCAAATGTGTTTTACAGCGTGATGGAGCAGATGAAGATGCTCGACACGCTGCAGAACACGCAGCTGCAGAGTGCCATTGTGAAGGCGATGTATGCCGCCACCATTGAGAGTGAGCTGGATACGCAGTCAGCGATGGATTTTATTCTGGGCGCGAACAGTCAGGAGCAGCGGGACAAGCTGACCGGCTGGATTGGTGAAATTGCCGCGTATTACGCCGCAGCACCGGTCCGTCTGGGAGGCGCAAAAGTGCCGCACCTGATGCCGGGTGACTCACTGAACCTGCAGACGGCTCAGGACACGGATAACGGCTACTCCGTGTTTGAGCAGTCACTGCTGCGGTATATCGCTGCCGGACTGGGTGTCTCGTATGAGCAGCTTTCCCGGAATTACGCCCAGATGAGCTACTCCACGGCACGGGCCAGCGCGAACGAGTCGTGGGCGTACTTTATGGGGCGGCGAAAATTCGTCGCATCCCGTCAGGCGAGCCAGATGTTTCTGTGCTGGCTGGAAGAGGCCATCGCCCGCCGCGTGGTGACGTTACCTTCAAAAGCGCGCTTCAGTTTTCAGGAAGCCCGCAGTGCCTGGGGGAACTGCGACTGGATAGGCTCCGGTCGTATGGCCATCGATGGTCTGAAAGAAGTACAGGAAGCGGTGATGCTGATAGAAGCCGGACTGAGCACCTACGAGAAAGAGTGCGCAAAACGCGGCGACGACTATCAGGAAATTTTTGCCCAGCAGGTCCGTGAAACGATGGAGCGCCGCGCAGCCGGTCTTAAACCGCCCGCCTGGGCGGCTGCGGCATTTGAATCCGGGCTGCGACAATCAACAGAGGAGGAGAAGAGTGACAGCAGAGCTGCGTAATCTCCCGCATATTGCCAGTATGGCCTTTAATGAGCCGCTGATGCTTGAACCCGCCTATGCGCGGGTTTTCTTTTGTGCGCTTGCAGGCCAGCTTGGGATCAGTCGCCTGACGGATGCAGTATCCGGCGACAGCCTGACTGCCGGAGAGGCACCCGCGGCGCTGGCGTTATCCGGTGATGATGACGGACCACGACAGGCCCGCAGTTATCAGGTCATGAACGGCATCGCCGTGCTGCCGGTGTCCGGTACGCTGGTCAGCCGGACGCGGGCGCTGCAGCCGTATTCGGGAATGACCGGTTACAACGGCATTATCGCTCGTCTGCAACAGGCTGCCAGCGATCCGATGGTGGACGGCATTCTGCTCGATATGGACACACCGGGCGGGATGGTGGCGGGAGCATTTGACTGTGCTGACATCATCGCCCGTGTGCGTGACATAAAGCCGGTATGGGCGCTGGCCAACGACATGAACTGCAGTGCAGGTCAGCTGCTTGCCAGCGCCGCCTCCCGGTGTCTGGTCACGCAGACCGCCCGGACAGGCTCCATCGGCGTCATGATGGCTCACAGTAATTACGGCGCTGCGCTGGAGAAACAGGGCGTGGAAATCACGCTGATTTACAGCGGCAGCCATAAGGTGGATGGCAACCCCTACAGCCATCTACCGGGTGATGTCCGGGAGACACTGCAGTCCCGGATGGATGCAACCCGCCGGATGTTTGCGCAGAAGGTGTCGGCATATACCGGCCTGTCCGTGCAGGCTGTGCTGGATACCGAGGCTGCAGTGTACAGCGGTCAGGAGGCCATTGATGCCGGACTGGCTGATGAACTTGTCAACAGCACCGATGCGATCACCGTTATGCGTGATGCACTGGATGCACGTAAATCCCGTCTCTCAGGAGGGCGAATGACCAAAGAGACTCAATCAACAACTGTTTCAGCCACTGCTTCGCAGGCTGACGTTACTGACGTGGTGCAAGCGACGGAGGGCGAAAACGCCAGCGCGGCGCAGCCGGACGTGAACGCGCAGATCACCGCTGCGGTTGCGGCAGAAAACAGCCGCATTATGGGGATCCTCAACTGTGAGGAAGCTCACGGACGCGAAGAACAGGCACGTGTGCTGGCCGAAACCCCCGGTATGACCGTGGAAACGGCCCGCCGCATTCTGGCAGCTGCACCACAGAGTGCACAGGCGCGCAGTGACACTGCGCTGGATCGTCTGATGCAGGGGGCACCGGCACCACTGGCTGCAGGTAACCCGGCATCTGATGCCGTTAACGATTTGCTGAACACACCAGTGTAAGGGATGTTTATGACGAGCAAAGAAACCTTTACCCATTACCAGCCGCTGGGCAACAGTGACCCGGCACATACGGCAACCGCGCCCGGCGGATTGAGTGCGAAAGCGCCTGCAATGACCCCGCTGATGCTGGACACCTCCACCCGTAAGCTGGTTGCGTGGGATGGCACCACCGACGGTACTGCCGTTGGCATTCTGGCGGTTGATGCTGACCAGACCAGCACCACGCTGACGTTCTACAAGTCCGGCACGTTCCGTTATGAGGATGTGCTCTGGCCGGAGGCTGCCAGCGACGAGACGAAAAAACGGACCGCGTTTGCCGGAACGGCAATCAGCATCGTTTAACCTTACCCTTCATCACTAAAGGCCGCCTGTGCGGCTTTTTTTACGGGATTTTTTTATGTCGATGTACACAACCGCCCAGCTGCTGGCGGCAAATGAGCAGAAATTTAAGTTTGATCCGCTGTTTCTGCGTCTCTTTTTCCGTGAGAGCTATCCCTTCACCACGGAGAAAGTCTATCTCTCACAAATTCCGGGACTGGTAAACATGGCGCTGTACGTTTCGCCGATTGTTTCCGGTGAGGTTATCCGTTCCCGTGGCGGCTCCACCTCTGAATTTACGCCGGGATATGTCAAACCCAAGCATGAGGTGAATCCGCAGATGACCCTGCGTCGCCTGCCGGATGAAGATCCGCAGAATCTGGCGGACCCGGCTTACCGCCGCCGTCGCATCATCATGCAGAACATGCGAGACGAAGAGCTGGCCATTGCTCAGGTCGAAGAGATGCAGGCAGTTTCTGCTGTGCTTAAGGGCAAATACACCATGACCGGTGAAGCCTTCGATCCGGTTGAGGTGGATATGGGCCGCAGTGCGGCGAACAACATCACACAGTCCGGTGGTACGGAGTGGAGCAAGCGTGACAAGTCCACGTATGACCCGACCGACGATATCGAAGCCTATGCGCTGAACGCCAGCGGCGTGGTGAATATCATCGTGTTTGATCCGAAAGGCTGGGCGCTGTTCCGTTCCTTCAAAGCCGTCAAGGAGAAGCTGGATACCCGTCGCGGCTCTAATTCCGAGCTGGAGACAGCGGTAAAAGACCTGGGCGAAGCGGTGTCCTATAAGGGGATGTATGGCGATACGGCGATCGTCGTGTATTCCGGACAGTACGTGGAAAACGACGTCAAAAAGAACTTCCTGCCGGACAACACGATGGTGCTGGGGAACACTCAGGCACGCGGTCTGCGCACCTATGGCTGCATTCAGGATGCGGACGCACAGCGCGAAGGTATTAACGCCTCTGCCCGCTACCCGAAAAACTGGGTGACCACCGGCGATCCGGCGCGTGAGTTCACCATGATTCAGTCAGCACCGCTGATGCTGCTGGCTGATCCTGATGCGTTCGTGTCCGTACAACTGGCGTAATCATGGCCCTTCGGGGCCATTTTCTCTCTGTGGAGGAGTCCATGACGAAAGATGAACTGATTGCCCGTCTTCAGGTGCTGGGTGAGCAACTGAACCGTGATGTCAGCCTGACGGGGACGAAAGAAGAACTGGTGCTCCGTGTGGCAGAGCTGGAAGAGGAGCTTGATGACACGGATGACGCTGCCGGTCAGGACACATCTGTCAGCCCGGAAAATGCGCTGACCGGACATGAAAATGAGGTGGTATCAGCGCAGCCGGATACCGTGATTGATACGGCTGCTCTGGTCACGGTCGTGGCACTGGTGACGCTGCATACTGATGCACTTCACGCCACGCGGGATGAGCCTGTGGCATTTGTGCTGCCGGGAACGGCGTTTCGTGTCTCTGCCGGTGTGGCAGCCGAAATGACAGAACATGGCCTGGCCAGAATGCAATAACGGGAGGCGCTGTGGCTGATTCCGATAACCTGTTCGATGCTGCCATTGCCCGCGCCGATGAAACGATACGCGGGTACATGGGAACGTCAGCCACCATGACATCCGGTGAGCTGTCCGGTGCTGTGATACGTGGTGTTTTTGATGACCCTGAAAATATCAGCTATGCCGGACAGGGGGTGCGCGTTGAAGGCTCCAGCCCGTCCCTGTTTGTCCGGACTGATGATGTGCGGCAGCTGCGGCGTGGAGACACACTGACCATCGGCGAGGAAAACTTCTGGGTGGACCGGATTTCGCCGGATGATGGCGGAAGCTGTCATCTCTGGCTTGGGCGTGGCGTGCCGCCTGCCGTTAACCGTCGCCGCTGAAAGGGGGATGTATGGCCATAAAAGGTCTTGAGCAGGCCGTTGAAAACCTCAGCCGTATCAGCAAAACGGCGGTGCCTGGTGCCGCCGCAATGGCCATTAACCGCGTTGCGTCATCCGCGATATCGCAGTCTGCGTCACAGGTTGCCCGTGAGACAAAGGTACGCCGGAAACTGGTAAAGGAAAGGGCCAGGCTGAAAAGGGCCACGGTCAAAAATCCGCAGGCCAGAATCAGGGTTAACCGGGGGGATTTGCCCGTAATCAAGCTGGGTAACGCGCGGGTTGTCCTTTCCCGCCGCAGACGTCGTAAAAAGGGGCAGCGTTCATCCCTGAAAGGTGGCGGCAGCGTGCTTGTGGTGGGAAACCGTCGTATTCCCGGCGCGTTTATTCAGCAACTGAAAAATGGCCGGTGGCATGTCATGCAGCGTGTGGCCGGGAAAAACCGTTACCCCATTGATGTGGTGAAAATCCCGATGGCGGTGCCGCTTACCACGGCGTTTAAACAGAATATTGAACGGATACGGCGTGAACGTCTTCCGAAAGAGCTGGGCTATGCGCTGCAGCATCAACTGAGGATGGTAATAAAGCGATGAAACATACTGAACTCCGTGCAGCCGTACTGGATGCACTGGAGAAGCATGACACCGGGGCGACGTTTTTTGATGGTCGCCCCGCTGTTTTTGATGAGGCGGATTTTCCGGCAGTTGCCGTTTATCTCACCGGCGCTGAATACACGGGCGAAGAGCTGGACAGCGATACATGGCAGGCGGAGCTGCATATTGAAGTTTTCCTGCCTGCTCAGGTGCCGGATTCAGAGCTGGATGCGTGGATGGAGTCCCGGATTTATCCGGTGATGAGTGATATCCCGGCACTGTCAGATTTGATCACCAGTATGGTGGCCAGCGGCTATGACTACCGGCGCGACGATGATGCGGGCCTGTGGAGTTCAGCCGATCTGACTTATGTCATTACCTATGAAATGTGAGGACGCTATGCCTGTACCAAATCCTGTAATGCCGGTGAAAGGTGCCGGGACCACCCTGTGGGTTTATAAGGGAAGCGGTGACCCTTATGCGAATCCGCTTTCAGACGTTGACTGGTCGCGTCTGGCAAAAGTTAAAGACCTGACGCCCGGCGAACTGACCGCTGAGTCCTATGACGACAGCTATCTCGATGATGAAGATGCAGACTGGACTGCGACCGGGCAGGGGCAGAAATCTGCCGGAGATACCAGCTTCACGCTGGCGTGGATGCCCGGAGAGCAGGGGCAGCAGGCGCTGCTGGCGTGGTTTAATGAAGGGGATACCCGAGCCTATAAAATCCGCTTCCCGAACGGCACGGTCGATGTGTTCCGCGGCTGGGTCAGCAGTATCGGTAAGGCGGTGACGGCGAAGGAAGTGATCACCCGCACGGTGAAAGTCACCAACGTGGGCCGTCCGTCGATGGCAGAAGATCGCAGCACGGTGACGGCGACAACCGGCATGACTGTGACGCCTGCCAGCACCTCGGTGGTGAAAGGGCAGAGCACCACGCTGACCGTGGCATTCCAGCCGGAAGGCGCAACCGACAAGAGCTTCCGTGCGGTGTCTGCGGATAAAACAAAAGCCACCGTGTCGGTCAGTGGTATGACCATCACCGTGAAAGGTGTTGCTGCAGGCAAGGTCAACATTCCGGTCGTATCCGGTAATGGTGAACTTGCTGCGGTTGCAGAAATCACCGTCACCGCCAGTTAATCCGGGGAGTCAGAGATGTTCCTGAAAACCGAATCATTTGAACATAACGGTGTGACCGTCACGCTTTCTGAACTGTCAGCCCTGCAGCGTATTGAGCATCTCGCCCTGATGAAACGGCAGGCAGAACAGGCGGAGTCAGACAGCAACCGGAAGTTTACTGTGGAAGACGCCATCAGAACCGGCGCGTTTCTGGTGGCGATGTCCCTGTGGCATAACCATCCGAAGAAGACAAAGCTGCCTTCCATGAATGAAGCCGTTAAACAGATTGAGCAGGAAGTGCTTACCACCTGGCCCACGGAGGCAATTTCTCATGCTGAAAACGTGGTGTACCGGCTGTCCGGTATGTATGAGTTTGTGGTGAATGATGCTCCTGAACAGACAGAGGACGCCGGGCCTGCAGAGCCTGTTTCTGCGGGAAAGTGTTCGATGGTGAGCTGAGTTTTGCCCTGAAACTGGCGCGAGAGATGGGGCGACCCGACTGGCGTGCCATGCTTGCCGAGATGTCATCCACGGAGTATGCCGACTGGCACCGCTTTTACAGTACCCATTATTTTCATGATGTTCTGCTGGATATGCACTTTTCCGGGCTGACGTACACCGTGCTCAGCCTGTTTTTCAGCGATCCGGATATGCATCCGCTGGATTTCAGTCTGCTGAACCGGCGTGAGGCTGACGAAGAGCCTGAAGATGATGTGCTGATGCAGAAAGCGGCAGGGCTTGCCGGAGGCGTCCGCTTTGGCCCGGACGGGAATGAAGTTATCCCCGCTTCCCCGGATGTAGCGGACATGACGGAGGATGACGTAATGCTGATGACAGTATCAGAAGGGATCGCAGGAGGAGTCCGGTATGGCTGAACCGGTAGGCGATCTGGTCGTTGATTTGAGTCTGGATGCGGCCAGATTTGACGAGCAGATGGCCAGAGTCAGGCGTCATTTTTCCGGTACGGAAAGTGATGCGAAAAAAACAGCGGCAGTCGTTGAACAGTCGCTGAGCCGACAGGCGCTGGCTGCACAGAAAGCGGGGATTTCCGTCGGGCAGTATAAAGCCGCCATGCGTATGCTGCCTGCACAGTTCACCGACGTGGCCACGCAGCTTGCAGGCGGGCAAAGTCCGTGGCTGATCCTGCTGCAACAGGGTGGTCAGGTTAAGGACTCCTTCGGCGGGATGATCCCCATGTTCAGGGGGCTTGCCGGTGCGATCACCCTGCCGATGGTGGGGGCCACCTCGCTGGCGGTGGCGACCGGTGCGCTGGCGTATGCCTGGTATCAGGGCAACTCAACCCTGTCCGATTTCAACAAAACGCTGGTCCTTTCCGGCAATCAGGCGGGACTGACGGCAGATCGCATGCTGGTCCTGTCCAGAGCCGGGCAGGCGGCAGGGCTGACGTTTAACCAGACCAGCGAGTCACTCAGCGCACTGGTTAAGGCGGGGGTAAGCGGTGAGGCTCAGATTGCGTCCATCAGCCAGAGTGTGGCGCGTTTCTCCTCTGCATCCGGCGTGGAGGTGGACAAGGTCGCTGAAGCCTTCGGGAAGCTGACCACAGACCCGACGTCGGGGCTGACGGCGATGGCACGCCAGTTCCATAACGTGACGGCGGAGCAGATTGCGTATGTTGCTCAGTTGCAGCGTTCCGGCGATGAAGCCGGGGCATTGCAGGCGGCGAACGAGGCCGCAACGAAAGGGTTTGATGACCAGACCCGCCGCCTGAAAGAGAACATGGGCACGCTGGAGACCTGGGCAGACAGGACAGCACGGGCATTCAAATCCATGTGGGATGCGGTGCTGGATATTGGTCGTCCTGATACCGCTCAGGAGATGCTGATTAAGGCAGAGGCTGCGTTTAAGAAAGCAGACGACATCTGGAATCTGCGCAAGGATGATTATTTTGTTAACGATGAAGCGCGGGCGCGTTACTGGGATGATCGTGAAAAGGCCCGTCTTGCGCTTGAAGCCGCCCGAAAGAAGGCTGAGCAGCAGAGTCAACAGGACAAAAATGCGCAGCAGCAGAGCGATACCGAAGCGTCACGGCTGAAATATACCGAAGAGGCGCAGAAGGCTTACGAACGCCTGCAAACGCCGCTGGAGAAATATACCGCCCGTCAGGAAGAACTGAATAAGGCACTGAAAGACGGGAAAATCCTGCAGGCAGATTACAACACGCTGATGGCGGCAGCGAAAAAGGATTATGAAGCTACGCTGAAAAAGCCGAAGCAGTCCGGCGTGAAGGTGTCTGCGGGCGATCGTCAGGAAGACAGTGCTCATGCTGCCCTGCTGACGCTTCAGGCAGAACTCCGGACGCTGGAGAAGCATGCCGGAGCGAATGAGAAAATCAGCCAGCAGCGCCGGGATTTGTGGAAGGCGGAGAATCAGTTCGCGGTACTGGAGGAGGCGGCGCAACGTCGCCAGCTGTCTGCACAGGAGAAATCCCTGCTGGCGCATAAAGACGAGACGCTGGAGTACAAGCGCCAGCTGGCTGCACTTGGCGATAAGGTCACGTATCAGGAGCACCTGAATGCGCTGGCGCAGCAGGCGGATAAATTCGCACAGCAGCAACGGGCAAAACGGGCCGCCATTGATGCGAAAAGCCGGGGGCTGACTGACCGGCAGGCAGCGCGGGAAGCCACGGAACAGCGTCTGAAGGAACAGTATGGCGATAATCCGCTGGCGCTGAATAACGTCATGTCAGAGCAGAAAAAGACCTGGGCGGCTGAAGACCAGCTTCGCGGGAGCTGGATGGCAGGCCTGAAGTCCGGCTGGAGTGAGTGGGAAGAGAGCGCCACGGACAGTATGTCGCAGGTTAAAAGTGCTGCCACGCAGACCTTTGATGGTATTGCACAGAATATGGCGGCGATGCTGACCGGCAGTGAACAGAACTGGCGCAGCTTCACCCGTTCCGTGCTGTCCATGATGACAGAAATTCTGCTTAAGCAGGCAATGGTGGGGATTGTCGGGAGTATCGGCAGCGCCATTGGCGGTGCTGCCAGTGGTGGCGCATCAGCGTCAGGTGGTACAGCCATTCAGGCCGCTGCGGCGAAATTCCATTTTGCGACCGGGGGATTTACGGGAACCGGCGGCAAATATGAGCCAGCGGGGATTGTTCACCGTGGTGAGTTTGTCTTCACGAAGGAGGCAACCAGCCGGATTGGCGTGGGGAATCTCTACCGGCTGATGCGCGGCTATGCCACCGGCGGTTATGTCGGTACACCGGGCAGCATGGCAGACAGCCGGTCGCAGGCGTCCGGGACGTTTGAGCAGAATAACCATGTGGTGATTAACAACGACGGCACGAACGGTCAGATAGGGCCACAGGCACTGAAGGCTGTTTATGACGTAGCCCGTAAGGCGGCAATGGATGTTGTGACCGGGCAGATGCGCGATGGTGGTCTGTTCTCCGGAGGTGGACGATGAAAACCTTCCGCTGGAAAGTGAAACCCGGTATGGATGTGGCTTCGGCCCCTTCCGTAAGAAAGGTGCGCTTTGGTGATGGCTATTCCCAGCGAGCGCCTGCCGGGCTGAACGCTGACCTGAAAACGTACAGCGTGACGCTTTCTGTTCCCCGTTGGGAGGCCACAGCGCTGGAGTCGTTTCTGGCTGAGCACGGGGGCTGGAAAGCCTTTCTGTGGACGCCGCCTTATGAGTGGCGGCAGATAAAGGTGACCTGCGCAAAATGGTCGTCGCGGGTCAGTATGCTGCGTGTTGAGTTCAGCGCAGAGTTTGAACAGGTGGTGAACTGATGCAGGATATCCAACAGGAAACACTGAATGAATGCACCCGTGCGGAGCAGTCGGCCAGCGTGGTGCTCTGGGAAATCGATCTGACAGAGGTCGGTGGAGAACGTTATTTTTTCTGTAATGAGCAGAACGAAAAAGGTGAGCCGGTCACCTGGCAGGGGCGACAGTATCAGGCGTATCCCATTCAGGGGAGCGGTTTTGAACTGAATGGCAAAGGCACCAGTACGCGCCCCACGCTGACGGTTTCTAACCTGTACGGTATGGTCACCGGGATGGTGGAAGATCTGCAGAGTCTGGTCGGCGGAACGGTGGTCAGGCGTAAGGTTTACGCCCGTTTTCTGGATGCGGTGAATTTCGTCAACGGAAACAGTGATGCCGATCCGGAGCAGGAGGTGATCAGCCGCTGGCGCGTCGAGCAGTGCAGCGAACTGAGCGCGGTCAGTGCCTCCTTTGTGTTGTCCACGCCGACGGAAACGGATGGTGCTGTTTTTCCGGGGCGCATCATGCTGGCCAACACCTGCACCTGGACCTATCGCGGTGATGAGTGCGGTTATAGCGGTCCGGCGGTCGCGGATGAATATGACCAGCCGACGTCCGATATCACGAAGGATAAATGCAGCAAATGCCTGAGTGGCTGTAAGTTCCGCAATAACGTCGGCAACTTTGGCGGCTTCCTTTCCATTAACAAACTTTCGCAGTAATCCCATGACAGAGACAGAATCAGCGATTCTGGCGCACGCCCGGCGATGTGCGCCAGCGGAGTCGTGCGGCTTCGTGGTGAGAACGCCGGAGGGGGAAAGATATTTTCCCTGCGTGAATATCTCCGGTGAGCCGGAGGATTATTTCCGGATGTCGCCGGAGGACTGGCTGCAGGCAGAAATGCAGGGTGAGATTGTGGCGCTGGTCCACAGTCATCCCGGTGGTCTGCCCTGGCTGAGTGAGGCCGACCGGCGGCTGCAGGTGCAGAGTGATTTGCCGTGGTGGCTGGTCTGCCGGGGGGCGATTCATAAGTTCCGCTGTGTGCCGCATCTCACCGGGCGGCGCTTTGAGCACGGGGTGACGGACTGTTACACGCTGTTCCGGGACGCTTACCATCTGGCGGGGATTGAGATGCCGGACTTTTATCGTGAGGATGACTGGTGGCGTAACGGCCAGAATCTCTATCTTGATAATCTGGAGGCCACAGGGCTGTATCAGGTGCCGTTGTCAGCGGCGCAGCCGGGCGATGTGCTGCTGTGCTGCTTTGGTTCATCGGTGCCGAATCATGCCGCCATTTACTGTGGTGACGGCGAGCTGCTGCACCATATTCCTGAACAACTGAGCAAACGAGAGAGGTACACCGACAAATGGCAGCGACGCACACACTCCCTCTGGCGTCACCGGGCATGGCACGCATCTGCCTTTACGGGGATTTACAACGATTTGGCCGCCGCATCGATCTTCGTGTGAAAACAGGGGCTGAAGCCATCCGGGCGCTGGCCACGCAGCTCCCGGCGTTTCGTCAGAAACTGAGCGACGGCTGGTATCAGGTACGGATTGCCGGGCGGGATGTCAGCACGTCCGGATTAACGGCGCAGTTACATGAGGCTCTGCCTGATGGCGCTGTGATTCATATTGTTCCCAGAGTCGCCGGGGCCAAGCCCGGAGGTGTATTCCAGATTGTCCTGGGAGCAGCCGCCATTGCCGGATCATTCTTTACCGCCGGAGCCACCCTTGCAGCATGGGGAGCAGCCATTGGGGCCGGTGGTATGACCGGCATCCTGTTTTCTCTCGGTGCCAGTATGGTGCTCGGTGGTGTGGCGCAGATGCTGGCACCGAAAGCCCGGACGCCCACAGCGACCAGCACGGATAACGGTAAGCAGAACACCTATTTCTCCTCACTGGATAACATGGTTGCCCAGGGCAATGTTCTGCCCGTTCTGTACGGTGAAATGCGCGTGGGGTCACGTGTGGCATCTCAGGAAATCAGTACAGCTGATGAAGGTGATGGTGGTGAAATCGTGGTGATTGGTCGCTGATGGAACATGTTTTATGTGAAACCGCCTGCGGGCGGTTTTGTCGTTTATGGAGCATGAGGAATGGGTAAAGGCAGCAGTAAGGGGCATACCCCGCGTGAAGCGAAGGACAACCTGAAATCCACGCAGTTGCTGAGTGTGATCGATGTCATCAGCGAAGGGCCGATTGAAGGTCCGGTGGATGGGTTAAAAAGCGTGCTGCTGAACAGTACGCCGGTGCTGGACAGTGAGGGGAATACCAATATCTCCGGTGTCACGGTGGTGTTCCGGGCAGGTGAGCAGGAGCAGACACCGCCGGAGGGGTTTGAATCCTCCGGCTCCGAGACGGTGCTGGGTACGGAAGTGAAATATGACACGCCGATCACCCGCACCATCACGTCGGCAAACATCGACCGTCTGCGCTTTACCTTCGGTGTGCAGGCACTGGTGGAAACCACCTCAAAAGGGGATCGGAATCCGTCGGAGGTCCGCCTGCTGGTTCAGATACAGCGTAATGGTGGCTGGGTGACGGAAAAAGACATCACCATTAAGGGTAAAACCACCTCGCAGTATCTGGCCTCAGTGGTGGTGGATAACCTGCCGCCGCGCCCGTTTAATATCCGGATGCGCAGGATGACGCCGGACAGCACCACAGACCAGCTGCAGAACAAAACGCTCTGGTCGTCATACACCGAAATCATCGATGTGAAACAGTGCTACCCGAACACGGCACTGGTCGGTGTGCAGGTGGACTCGGAACAGTTCGGCAGCCAGCAGGTGAGCCGTAATTATCATCTTCGCGGGCGCATTCTGCAGGTGCCGTCGAACTATAACCCGCAGACGCGGCAATACAGCGGTATCTGGGACGGAACGTTTAAGCCAGCATACAGCAACAACATGGCCTGGTGTCTGTGGGATATGCTGACCCACCCGCGCTATGGCATGGGGAAACGTCTTGGTGCGGCGGATGTGGACAAATGGGCGCTGTATGTCATCGGCCAGTACTGCGACCAGTCAGTGCCGGACGGCTTTGGCGGCACGGAGCCGCGCATCACCTGTAATGCGTACCTGACCACACAGCGCAAGGCGTGGGATGTGCTCAGTGATTTCTGCTCGGCGATGCGCTGTATGCCGGTATGGAACGGGCAGACGCTGACATTCGTGCAGGACCGACCGTCGGATAAGGTGTGGACCTATAACCGCAGTAATGTGGTGATGCCGGATGATGGCGCGCCGTTCCGCTACAGCTTCAGCGCCCTGAAAGACCGCCATAATGCCGTTGAGGTGAACTGGATTGACCCGGATAACGGCTGGGAGACGGCGACAGAGCTTGTGGAGGATACGCAGGCCATTGCCCGTTACGGTCGTAACGTCACGAAGATGGATGCTTTTGGCTGTACCAGCCGGGGGCAGGCACACCGCGCCGGGCTGTGGCTGATTAAAACAGAACTGCTGGAAACGCAGACCGTGGACTTCAGCGTGGGCGCAGAAGGGCTTCGCCATGTGCCGGGCGATGTCATTGAAATCTGTGATGATGACTATGCCGGTATCAGCACCGGCGGGCGCGTGCTGGCGGTAAACAGCCAGACCCGGACGCTGACGCTCGACCGTGAAATCACGCTGCCATCCTCCGGTACCATGCTGATAAGCCTGGTTGACGGAAGTGGCAATCCGGTCAGCGTGGAGGTTCAGTCCGTCACCGACGGCGTGAAGGTGAAAGTGAGCCGTGTTCCTGACGGCGTTGCTGAATACAGCGTGTGGGGGCTGAAGCTGCCGACGTTGCGCCAGCGCCTGTTCCGCTGTGTGAGTATCCGTGAGAACGATGACGGCACGTATGCCATCACTGCCGTGCAGCATGTACCGGAAAAAGAAGCCATCGTGGATAACGGGGCGCACTTTGACGGCGACCAGAGCGGCACGGTGAATGGTGTCACGCCGCCAGCGGTGCAGCACCTGACTGCCGAAGTCACCGCAGACAGCGGGGAATATCAGGTGCTGGCGCGCTGGGACACGCCGAAGGTGGTGAAGGGGGTGAGCTTTATGCTTCGCCTGACCGTGGCAGCGGATGACGGCAGTGAGCGGCTGGTCAGCACGGCCCGGACGACGGAAACCACATACCGCTTCACGCAACTGGCGCTGGGACGGTACACGCTGACAGTCCGGGCGGTAAATGCCTGGGGACAGCAGGGCGATCCGGCGTCGGTATCGTTCAGGATTGCCGCACCGGTAGCACCGTCGCGGATTGAGCTGACGCCGGGCTATTTTCAGATAACTGCCACGCCGCATCTTGCGGTTTATGATCCGACGGTACAGTTTGAGTTCTGGTTCTCGGAAACGCGGATTACCGATATCAGGCAGGTTGAAACCACAGCCCGCTACCTTGGC